TGCTGCGTTCCCAAGTGCTTGGACTTCAAACGCTGTCTTTTCACCGGGGGTTCGTATACCCATCGCCTGCTTAGGCGCACCAGCCAGCTCCTCCATGTTGCCCATCAACTGTTGCATCTGGAAGTCAGCGTTCAAGGCTGTGGCTTCCGGTCGCAGGACATCAACCCGTGCGTCAACGTCTGCGAAGATGCGCTCGTCCGGACCCAGTTCGAAGTCTTCTACCTGTCCGTAGATGATGAACATGGGGTGAGCGATCTGGTCGAATACGTCAGCCTTCAGGTTCTCCAGATGGTCCAACCTGTACTGCATTCCTACGAGGTTAGATAGCGGACCCATCGCCCAAAGGTTATCGGGCCGGGTTCTCCAGCCAACGTGTTCCTTGTTGGAGCGACCAACCCAAGTCTTGATGGGCTCATCGAGTACGGTATTCTTCCGGTCAACGACAATAATGCGACGGTTTGTATTAACCTCGCCGGTCTCCTGATTATAGGTGTCCCCTTCATATTCTAGAATCTCGATCATACCTGAGGACAGGTACTCACGGAACGAACCGAAGCCATCTATCTGGATGCCCTCGGCCTTGTCCATGTCGGAGTCGCCGTACGAGCTGAGTTCATTGCGTCGTTTCTGGCACTGCTCTACGGCAGTTGCCGCCCACTCATATCCGGGGATATTATCAGCGGCGTACTTGAGAGTACCCACGCTTATGAGCGAGCGAGTAATCTTAGCTGCTTCCTTGAAAGAAGAGGCCGACAGGTCAAACTGGATATCGTAAGGCGAGATACGCTCTAGCTTGGGACCGACGTACGTAGTATAGGAGAGCCCGTCTGGGTCTTCGTACTGGTCGTTGAGGTACGTTACTTCAGCGAAAGCGTTACCGGCATCTATGTAGTCGAGCACAAGCTGCGACACGGTACGCTTGAAATCCGACTCGCGGATCTTCTGCTTCATGTAAGCCTCAATAGCTCTGGCTGAATCACGGGTTACGCCTTCCTGTGACTCTGCTTCCCACTTGAACCAATCGTCGTGTGGGAACAAAGCGGCCATGTAATTTGCGTGGAGGTTATCCCTGATCTGACATATCTTCGGGATAGAGGTCTTGTTCTTCCACGGCAGTTGCTTATTGGTCGTCTTAGTCGTGTCCGTCTGGAAAATGTAGTTACGCAGTTCCTTTTGCTCTTCCCTGATAGTGGTTGAGTTGTTACGGTAGGCTGTGTAGCGGTTCGTTACGAAGTCCGCTACCCGATCTCCCGTGTTAAGGATATCGCGTATTTCCTGTACGGCTTTTGCTATTCTCGGCATTTAATATACCCCTCCAAATCGGGCGTGTGTCAGTACCTTGCGGTCCCGCTTCATAGCGCTCTGCTTAAGCGGTGGTCGTAGGATACCGCACACTGATTCAAAGGCATCCTTTATGTCATCGTTAGGTGGGTTGTACATAATGAGTTCTTGTTCCAAGTCCTCACAGTAACCACCTCGGTAGTGCCAGATAGTCCGGTTCTCGTACCGAGGCTTCAGGGCTGCTTGAATACGTTCTTCCTTAGAGCCCATCATTCTGTTGGGGCGATAGTCTTCCACCGACAGGGCTAGCCCCTCCCTGCGGATCTCGTCCTTAATGTGCTGGGCGATGACAGCCTGTCCGCCCACCACCTCAGCTCGTATCTTCTTGAAGCCCCACTTCATGTGGGCTTGCAGTACCATATCGAAGTAGTCGCTGACCTTATTTGTCTTCGCTCGTTGGATGTCGAGCACATAGATATAGCCGTCTGAATCTACACCTACAACAATCATGGCTGTGTAGTCGGCTGTCACCTTGAGGCTGAACGCAAAGTCAATGGCAGCGAATACGTTGAGAACCTTGCCGTTGAACCACCACTTCCCGTTCTCGTACTTCAGGTACTTCCTGTCGTAGTGCTGGAACAGCGTCGGGTCAATAGCTGCTTCGCCGGGGTCGTTCGGGTTGTTGTAGTACTGGGCGTAGAACTGTGTCTTGTCCAAGTACTTGGCTCTCTTCTGTGCGAGGATCTGCGTGTTGAAACCAAACCAGCGACCATCTCCTCGTTGCATACGGGGCCATAAGAATTCCCCCGTACCGTCTCCCATGTCCTCCACTTCTTTTTGCAGAACCTCATAGACGGGCTTGCTTTCGATCACCTCCCCTTTCTCATTATAGATATCGTACGAAACGTCCATGAGCGTTCCGTACAGATCGCGGGGGTGGTAGCGAGTACCGACAATCCACTCCTGCGCTCCAGTGGTTTCGATACTAGCTAGCAATGAGTACTGTCTTTCGACCTTATCACGACCTTCCTTTGTGTAAGCGTTCTCATTTACTACTACGTCGTCTAGCACTGCAATGTTGCAGTGGAGTCCGGTGATGTTCGTAGTGAGGCCCGAGGTAAAGACCGTCGAGTCTCGCACCCCTTCGGCAGCTCGCTTCGGGTGGTCAACCTGAATCTCAGAGTTGGTCCACTTCGCTCGCTTGCCCTCTTCGGGGTGTACCATGTCGGGCCAGTACTTGCGGTAGCGAGGACTGTCCAAGATGTCCTTGATAAACTGTAGCTGCTTCTCAGCTAGTCCAGAGGTGGCGCTGATGTACAGGATTGTTACAGCCGGGTTCCGGGTAATCTCCCACGCGCACCGATAAGCTACTAGGGTACTCTTCTGGTGGTCACGAGGGAAGAGTAGCATCTGGTGATCGCCGTGATCGGGGCGATTCCACCATGTGATAACATCCTCGTGACACTGGCCCAGCACCCGGTGTGGTGCTACTAGCTTGATAAATGTCAGGAGGTCTTCTTCTGCCGCCTGACGAATCTGGTCCTTCGTCGGCTGTGTCATATCAGTTAGGCACTATGTGTGAAGTTGAACACATCGTTCCCAAGGAAGTTGGTAATCGAGATGTACTGGTTGTTGCCGTAGTTGTCAGCATCGAACCCACAGTACGAGAGCCCGGTGCCTACGGTACCACTGAAGTCTAGCGTTCCGCCGTACTCGGCACTGGCTATGGACCCACGAGTGGGCAGCGTGTACCACGCCATCGTACCGTCTTCGCACATTACGTAAAGGTACTTGCCCTCGGACGATATCTGTATCCCGCAGATGTTAGCGGAGACATCTGACGAAGTATCCAACGAAGCCACTGAGGCTGAGCTTGTTGATATGGAATGACGAGTAGACAGGTCGTACTCGTTAATAGTAGTAGTGCCGGCTACCCAGTAACGCATACCGTGCTTGGCAAGCGTGAACGCACCACCTCCACCTACAGCGTAGGTGGTGTAAGCACCTCCGGTACTGATATCGTACGGAGTGCTTAGGGTAGTCTCAGCTACAGAAGCGGACTGCTTGATCCAGAACTTATCTCCTTCTGCATTGATGGCGCACCCAATGGACGTACTACCGGCCTCAGCCAAAGTACCCAGCACAGCACCTAGCGTGGAAGCGTCCCACGGTGTGGCGGCTTGGCGGTACTCGATTCGATTGAGAGTACCGTTGTGGTAATAGAAGTAGTCACCCTTAGCCGACCAGCACGAACTGTAGTGCGAGGCGGCAAAGTTTGAGAACGAGGTGTCAGCCGTCGTACTGATGGTGGACGGGTCGCCACTCTGTGTTGGGAACCCGAACGAAGTAACGTACCACGGATTTCCGTACGAGTGGAAATAGATCCGTCCTTTCGGAACGCTATAATCTACGGTCTGTTTAGTAAAGCCTAGATCATCGTCGTTCGCCATAAACACACCCTTGAACGTCGCGTTCGTTGGTAGTCCAAAGGCTTCATCAAATTCGTACAGAGCGGCACCACCCGAGCATCCTAATTCACCACCATCAATGATGGCGTACAGGCCATCTCGTGTGATCGTAAGGTTAGCCGTAGTGGTTGAAAATCCCCAGTTGTTTGCTGTTTTGTTAAGGCTTAGATTGTCTGTAGTGCCGAACGTCGACATGTCCCACGGAGTGTTTATCGGAACGAACGACAGTCTGTCGCTTGAATCCCTTCGGTAGAACCCAGTGCCGTCAGCTAACCATTGACAACCTTCACCGTTGAAGGCGTCCGGTCCGTCTATGAGAGTCGATGAGGTGAGGTCGTACGGAGTTGACATCAGGTAGACGTTCAGAGCCGTAGACTGTTTGGCAGACCAGTACGTACCGTCCGGGTGCAACCAGACATCGTTAGGAACACCTGCCGTGGTCTGAAGAAAGGAGGAGTCCAGAGTCAGTGTAGACTGATCCCACGGAGTAGAGGCGGCGTACATTCTGAAGTTGTTACCGGACCAAGAGAGCCAGTAGGCTCCGTCAGAACTCCAGTGCGAAGCGCCGTTGTTTGTTGAGGGGATGACTGCGGTTTGTTCTACTTGGTTTACATAATCGAACCACTCGATTTCCTGAGTAGAGGAGAAGCCGGCGGTCGGGAAGCGGGCGTTGGGGTTAGCTCGTCCTCTGGCGTTGCTGGCCGGTTCGGGATAGTAGTGACCGGGGTTGTTACCTACGTGACCACCCCGTCCTCGACCAGCACCGGCTGGGTTGCCGGCCTCGGCGTTAGAGTCCTGAGAGACTACGAACTTGATGTAGAGGTTCCACAGGTCATCCTGTGAGAGCTTCTCTCCGTACGCCGTACTTGCAATAGCCCCTGCGTCCACGCAGTACTGAACCAGCGCAGCGTGGAAGTCTGACATCAGGTTACCTGTCGCGGTAATCCCCGAGTCGTCTATGAAGGCTTGCGTCGTTGCGTTGGGCAACGGCGGATATTGCATATAGTATTGGGCCATGCTACTTGACTAGTCCTATGATCTTTGCGTCTTCGCGGAGGTCCCGCTCGTCCTCGATGGATTGTTTGAGAGCTGCTTGCTTCTCAGCCAGAGACGGGCGGCCCCTCTTGGGTTTCTTGACCGTTTCGCCGTACGCGGTAGCAAGCCACTTAGTAGCTTGGAGATCCCCATTGAGAGCTTTCTCTTTAGCTTCATAGTATCTCTCCGACTCAAGACGAACCTTAAGTTCCGTACGCCACCCTTCCAGTTCCTCTTGGAACCAAGGGCGGTCTTTTAGTTTGCACCAGTGATCCCACGAGCCAAGGAGCCTTATGGCGACTTGATACTCGGTGGGATCGGCTATCTCCATATACTTCTCGTACATAGATACACACCCCTCGTGTTCGTACTTCTTGAGTGTGAACACGGGAGGATAGTCGGGGTGGCGCATCTCCCAGAATAAGGATTGGGTCCGGAACCGACCCTGAGCATCCTTGAGAACAGCGAAGCCACCCCGTGTGGCATCCATTGTAACCCCTTCGGGGTTATTCCCTGACAAACTAAGAACCTCTTCGGTTGACAGAAGAGTCCCGTCTACGACGGTCCTTCTCCAGCTCTTCAAGGAGTTCTTGAGTAGTCTTAGCCCGCTTCCCCGGAGAGGAAGAGGGCGGAAGAGGAGGTTTCTTTACAGGAGCAGGTTTTTTACGGGGCATTGATATATCCTTTGAGCAAGGCTCAACGAGTCTTGCGACTCTAAGTTGATAAAGTGGTTATGGGCCACCCCATAGATCTCCATGTATTTTAACCTAGACTTGACTAGGGAGCCGTCCTCTTAGGGGAGGCGACTCCCTAAGTCGAGGGGTTGTCCCTTGGTTTTCAACCCCTCTTCAAGGGTATTAGACAATGAAAACACGAAAAAG